CTGGAATTTCCTCTAATTAAAACCTCTTAATTCCGATTAATTAAAATCGGAACATTAACTCGCGAATAAAGCTGTCAATAAGAATTGCTCCTTATTAGTCTTCACGGTTGTACATACTCGTCATGAGTTGCGAAATAATCTTTATACCTAAGTGATTCTGAATAAGTTAAGATATCTTGCTTATAGAATAAAACCATCTTTTCATAATTATCCTTAACACAGAGATTGAACGCCTCCATGCTTATTCCAAAACAATCTAGTAAAGTGACTAACTTATCGTTAGCTGAATGATTATTACTCAATAGCTGTGGGTAAAAAAAGTCATAAATAATTTTTAAACTATCTTCCCTTGTTCCTAACATTTGAAAGAAACTGATGTACCTACTTATTTGTTCGAGATCTGTTTCACCAGACACTACTATATCTCTCAAACGCCTAGTTAAATACACAGATCTGTTGTGCTTCAAATGTTGGAGTTCTGGACCAAAAAATAAGCCTTCGAATAGCTTATCAATAGGTGTACTTAAAAGTCCACCTACAATAACCTTTTTAAGAAATGTAACTTTCGATATAGAACCGTCAGCCTCATTCCCATTTAGATTAGTGGAAAATTCTAACCTATAATTCAAATTTTTAATTGTTCAGTCAGAAATAAGTGACACACTTTCAGCAGAGATTCGCGAATTAGACGAAATAGTTACATCATCTCCTTGAATTTGCAAAGCGCATCCTTTTTTACTAACATTACTCAAATACGGACAATTCAACAGGATGAGCTGTCAAATTATCCAAGTAGCAATGCTGTTTATTATACTCGTGAACGAATGACCCGTTGGTGTACCACGATCAACGAGAAATATGTTACCGGTATTTGTTACATATTTTTTATATACGTAACTTCTATAGAAATACTCTTTCCATAGCTTCCTTTCGCGACTCTCTTCAAAGCTGTCAAAGAAAATCTCGAAGGCCAATTTTAGTATGGGTCGCTCTAAATGACTGTCATGTTGCTTCCCATCTACTTCATTATGATATTTAAAATCTATCATATGTTTAAATCTTCTGAAATAACCTAAATGTCAATCAGAGTGACCTAATCAAATAACAGATGTGGTTCTGTCTTCGACTGACCAATGTTTCTTGAAAGCTTCGTAAAAGGTGGAACCTAAAATGACTTCATGTAACTCAGGTATTCACAGCGGTCTACTTTTTAAAGTATCCCCTACCTCAGCTGTTCCGATCTTACCACGTGATCCAAAACAATAATATGATCCATTGTTTACTAGATTTCCTTTTTCTACCTCTATTCAGAATCTATATAATGACAAAATCGTATCATGGATTAAATTACCTTTAGTAAGCTTTCCAAACTTCTTAGGTTTTAATTTAGAATAAATCAATCTTGTCATCAAGCCTGGGTGAGTATCAGGTTTCACCCGACTATACATCATGTCACCACTGGTTGGCAATGGTGCATTAATTGGTAACTTCAATTCTTCGATAGGAAAATTTGTCGAATTAATAAGTTCCACTAGATTATCTTCAGAAAAGACACCTTTTGAATAATCTCTCGAAAACTCTTTTAAACTATCTTGAGCTGTAAG